TGACGACCACCGGCACCGCGTCGGTGGGAGCTCTGACCACGCCCAATGCGGTCAGCGCGGGTCAGTACAACATCGGCACCGGTGGTTCGTACATCCTGCCGCTCAACCCGTCGATCCGCTACATGTCCATGGGTGGCGGCGAGCACTCGTTCGAGGCGCTGAGCGGCAACAGCCAGGTCCGCACAAACAACCTGGTCGTCACCAACCAGGTTGTCGGCAACCTGGTGCATAGCGGCGCCATGATTGCGCTGGGGCCGGCGGTCTCCAGCGGAGGCCTGTGTATCGGCTCTGAGGTGGGCCAGGGCAATGGTGCCGCGTCAGTGTTGCCATTGCAGAGGGGCACTGGATTCGGACCCGCGGGCGGCGCTGGCGTGGGTTGGGTGAAGTTCATGGTTGGCGCCACCGTCTGCTACTTCCCGTACTGGAACTAAAGGAGCACGCAATGCCCGCTGGAATCCCGGTAGACCGATATAGCCTGGATCAGCAATCCGGCAACCTGGCACGCGCGATCGAGCAATTCGCCAATCAGGCGCTGCAATTCAAGCAGTATCTGGACGCCACGCCCGACGCGACACTGCTCGAGCCCCCGTTCAGCTATGAGCAGGCGGACGTGGACAACATCAAGAGCGCCGCGACCGACATGGCGACCGTCGCCAATGTCTACAAAGGCCTGGCGGACCACACGCCGGCCAGCGACCTGGGCGTGTTCTCGCGTCGGCTGATGGGTCTGTACCTGGGGGGCTGATGCCAAGGATCGAGTCGCATACGCAGCTCCGCGCGCTCGAGCTGCGCTACGCCGCGGTGCAGGGCGCGCTCCAGTTCGCGCAGCTCGTCCAGAACGATGCGCAGGACCTGGTCAAGAGCTACCTCGAGGCGGTCGCCTTCGCCGCGGGCATCGACCTCGGCGCCGGTGATCGCGTCACCGTCAACTGGCAAAACGGCGAGGTCGAGGTCGAGACGCCAGCGGCGCCGCAGTTCGGCGAGCTCGTCGCCAACGGGGTCGCGCATGACTGACGAAGAGCTGGCCCAGATTACCCAGCTCCAGCAGCAACAGGCGCTCACCGTCCAGGCCCTGGTGGCCGCCCTCGCCGGCCAGTGGACGGGCGCCGGCTCCGTCGAGGCGTACCTGTACGCCATCGACCCTGGTCTCCAGGGTCAGCTTCACCCTGACCCGCCGGTGGTCCAAAGCGAGACGACATGATCGCGGAGGACCTCGCCCAGCTCAAGGCGCAGCAGAGCCTGACGGTCCAGACCCTGACGGCCATGCTCGAGGGGCGCTGGACGGGCGAGCCCCCGAGCGTCGAGGCGCTCCTGCTGGCCATCAACCCCACCCTTGCGCCGCTGGCCAGCGTCAACTACCTGCTCACCTCGGAGGCCGGCGAGCTCGTCCCGACCTACGACCCCGAAACCTACATGCCGCGCCAGGAGGCGTCGTGGACGTGTTCCGCGTGCAGCCTGGCCTGGGTCGAGAGGGCAACTCACGTCAACCCAAACGCCAGCGAATGGAGCGCCGTCGAGGAAATTGGCCAGCCGCAAAACATCAACGCCACCTACGGCCTGATGGATGGCTCCGGCGCTCAGCTCCAGCGCGTGTTGCGCGACTCGTACGGTCTCAACTCCAGCCAGGGCTGGCTCAACTACGACCAGGCGTATGCCACGTACGGCAAGGCCACCGGCATGATGTCCGGCGGCGCCTGGTATCACTGGGTCGCTGTCCGCGGCCTGAGCGGCAGCGACCTGTACATCGCCAATTCCGCGCCAGCCTACAAGGGTGTCTATTCGACGCTTTCGCGCGAGCAGTTCAATGCCCTGGGCCCCTTCTCGTGCGTGTGGCTCGTGTGATGCGTGAACGTCTGGCCAGACTTCCTGCTGTTCCTGGCCGACTGGCTGGGCAAGCACGGGTTGCCGACTATGGCGGGGTTTGTCGGCGGTGTCGCGGGGGCTGAGGTTCGTGCTCGATGGATCAGCCGCCGCAGCTCGACCCCGACCACGCGGTCATCCTCGAATGGCGAGGACTCAAGGTCACCCTGACCCTGGCGCGGCTGGTTGCGGGTTTCTGGCTGACCCTGTTCATCGGTGGCGGGTGCTTCGCCATCTTGTTGGGCAGCGACAAACCCGTTGAAGAGCAGGCGGCGATTGCCATCCTATCGTCGGTGACCACGGCATGGATCACCGCGCTGACGCGCCGATGACCGACCAGCACCTGGAGCTGGCGAAGCTGGTCGTCACCGCGGTCATCTCGGTCGTGCTGATCGTCGCGATGACGTGGATCGTGGTCAGCCCGAACACGGACGAGGCGGCGATCAAGGGCGCGCTGGTCATCGTGGGCAGCTCTGTGGGCTTCATTTTTGGGAGGGAAACGAGGTAATGCAACTCGGAACCGTCAGCGGTAGAGCCGTCACACTCGGGTGGCTGATCGCGCTGCTGGTGCTGATTCTGGTGTTGGTGTTCCTGGTCATCGGCGGGCCCGACCCGACGGTGCTGCTATTCCTGATCGGCGGCTGCGCGCTCGCGAGGTTGCTCTAAACACACCTGTAACCAGGATCTCGACCACGAACACGATCTCGACCCAGTATCCTCCTGCTGTGAGCGCGTTCGAGCTAGACGCCCTGGCGTTGGAATACCAGCGCGATTACAGGAGTGCCCTGGGGGATCTCAACGTCGCGAATCTCGTGAACAATCCCGAAGCGAACGGCGTATGCCGCGTCTTTGGTCTGTTGCTCACGAAACAGTCCGGCGATCTGTCTCGTCGTCAGGCTGGTGTGCCGTTGAATGACAGCCCCGATCCGGGTCTGGTCAGCCACGATCGACGCGAGCGTCTGGCGGACTGACTTCTCCTCGAGCCGCTGGCCGATCGCGTTCAGACCCACGCCGTGGAACATGAACGTCGTGTTTTCACAGGCGTAGCGCTGTCTGCCCGCAAGAAAGACTGTGTTGCCGATTGAATCGACGTTACCCACGTTGTGCGTGGTCAGATCGAAGGGGAGTGCGCGCAACACGTTGTAGAGGTTCATCCCATGCATCACGTTGCCGCCCGGTGTTGAGAGCAGCAGATGGACCTGGGCCACTCCGATGTTGGCCAGGTTGGCCATTATGGCCAGCAGGCTCTCTGTTGAATGGGCGTTGACGTCAGAGGAAAACGAGACGTAAACCGTCCCACCCGGAGTTGGTTGCAGCTGGTTGGGGACGATGGTCACTGGCCCGTGGGCCCAGTGCTAGCGTGTTGATGCATCGAGGGCTATCTCCCTTCGGTGTCGGGCCGCCGGCTGTTTCCGCAGCGCGGCGGTCGTTTTGATCCGAACACGCATTCTAAGCGACTGGTCAGTCCTCGACCCACTTGAGCCACTTGTCGGCGATGACCAGGACATGCTCCGAGCGAACGTCCTCGCGGGACTGCCCCCACAGCCCGACAAACTCGGCCGCGGCCTTGAGCACCGCGAGCCGCGTGATGCGGTCGTCCTTCGCGCTCAGAACTGCGGGAGTTGTGCCAGAGGAGAGGTTCTCGAGGCCCACGATGTACCCCTTTGCATCCACCTGAAGACGCACATGGGCGCCGCTCTCGGGCAGCGTCACCGGGTGAAAGCGCGAGACGTTGACCCACGTGCCGCCGATCTTGAGGCCTGTCCCGTTGACGCTCTCGACGATGCCCTCGACGTCCTCGGTCGGCACACGCCCGTTCATGGCTTGCGCCGCACAATTCTGCGAAGCAGCTGCCACCAGACCAACAGATAGCCGGGGTGGAACGCGTTGATCATTCCGCCGCCACACAGGTGCTCGTGCTCGCCGTCGGCACCGCACCAGCAGCGATTCACCACTGCACCTCGCACTCGTCGTCGTCGAAGGTGGGCGCTGGTCGGCGATCACTGGCGCGGACCAGGTGCTCGATCTGCCCGTCCTCCAACAGGCAGAGCAGGTCCCGCAGCAGCGGCACGAGCTCGACGAGGCGCGTGGAGTCCTGCATGGCCGCGCGGCCGCCGGCGCGCCACGCGGCGCCCCAGATGGCGCTGGGGTCCTCGGCCTCGTGCGGGTGGTAGTAGCGCCACGCGAAGTACGCACCAGACGGGTCAGCGGCGACGCTCATCAGTCCTCCCGCTCGATGAGCGCCGCGGGAATGACGCCGCGCTGGGGCTTGCCGAGGATGCGGCTCAGGTCGGCCTTCGGAGCCGGCGTTTTGTCCGCGACCAGTTCGCAGTGCAGCTGCACGGCGAGCATGTGCTTGCAGGTGCGGCGCTGGCCGTCGTAGCAGGTGCACGAGGTGCGGGTGACGAAATAGACCTCGTCCGAATCGCGGCTCGAGCGGATGCCATACGCCTTGCGGCCGTCTTTGAGGTAGCACTTGAGCCACTGGCCGGCGTCGGTGGCGATGGCGACGGCCTTGGCGCCGCGCGGGTCAGTCTCGGGAAGCAGTACGGTTGTCACGGTCGATGCCCTCTTGTCCAGGGTGTTGGCCTCGAGCAGGTCGGCGCCTCTAACGCTGGCCTGCTCTCTTTGCATGTCCAGAGTATACTGACAGTGCACGTCTAATGCAAGTATACTGGGACATATGACAACCACCAGAGACGCCGATCCAACCCTGCTGGGGCGGCGCGTCCGCCAGCTGCGGCTCCTCCAGGCGCTCAGCCAGACCGACCTAGCCGAGATCGCCGGCGTCAGCGCCGCGGCCATCATCCGTATCGAACGCGGCACACATGCCGCCCGCCCGAGCACCCTGCGCAAGCTCGCTGCCGCGCTGGGCGTCAAGCCCACCCAGCTCACGTCAGGGTAAAAACGTGCACAAATCTGCCCCGCACCGTGTGTCGCTCGGCCGGGGCAATGGCAGATCCACCAGTGTGAAAGGACTGAACCTGCAGCTATGAGTGTAATCGGTGTCCTGATCCGCAATTCAACCGCGAGGCAGGTCGGCAACTACCGCTCAGAAGCGCAGTACGACCTGGGGCCACGCATCGAACAGCGCGGCCACACGGTCCGCTACTACGACGAGCAGGGCACCTCGGGGTCCGACCTGACCAAGCGCAAGGTCGCCATGCAGATGCTCGACGATATGAAGGCCGGTGTGATCCAGGGCATCGCCGCTTTCGACTTCAAGCGCCTCACCCGTGATGAGTTCGGCGTTGACGGCGGCACGATCGCGCGGCGCATCGTCGAGGCACATGGCCAGTTCCATACCTGGGACCGCGAGTACAACCTGCGTCTCGACGATGATCTCATGCAGTTCCAGTTCCAGTGCTTCATCGCAGGCCTCGACTGGCGCAACATTCGCAACACGCTCTGGAGCGGGACATTCAAGAAGCTCGAGCGGGAGCCCCACTACATGAAAACGCCACTCGGCTACGTCAACGTGGCCGACGACCGTGACAAGAAGCACGTCGCCAAGAACCCCGAGCACCAGCACGTCATGGACGCGCTCGCGCGGCTCTTCGATGAGTGCGACTCGTTGGCCGAAATCTGCCGACGTCTCAACGCCGAGGGGCCCGCGCGGCCGGCGTTCCGCGGCCGCGGCGGCGAGAGTACACGTTGGATGGTGTACGGATTGCGCTACATCCTGCGCAACACGATCTATACGGGCACCTTCAGGTTCGGCGTCCACACCAGGCAGCGTTCAACGGTGTGGGACAAGTTCGCGCTGGACGCCAGCGGCGCGCCGCGTGACTTCGAGCAGTTCCGTCCCGATCTGGCCTACTGGGAGCCAGCCCGTGTGCGTCGCTGGCGGCGGAAGTTCGACAAGCCCGCGAACACGCGCACGATGAAAAGCGGCAACAAGCAAGCGTTGCCCGGCGTGCTCGAGTGCGAGACGTGCGGCTCCCGAATGATCGGCTTCGGCGCCGGCACCTACGCGTGCTCGGCGAAGGGTGTTGGCCGCGGGACTGACGGCCGACCGTGCCTAAGGCCCCAGAAGATTCGTGAGTTCGTGGCGCTACGTCTGTTGCGAGAGGAGTTGCCGAACGTGCTGGCGGACGCGCAGGGGCTCGCAGAGCGCGCCCGTGCCAACCTCCTGGAGCATTCCGCGCCCTCGCCCGCGAAGCAGCGACTTGCGTTTCTCGAGGAGCGGGTCGCCTACATCAGCCAGCAGATGCTGGAGCGCGCCGAGCTGCAGCAGGCCACCGCGCTCCTGGATCGCATCACCCAGGCGCAGCTGGAGATCGCCACGCTTAAGGAGCAGGTCGTCGACGAGGAGGACGCTCGCCTCAACGATGAGGAGGTCGCGGCCGTGTGTGACCTGCTGCTGAGCAACCCCATCGCCCTGATTGACGGCATGTCGCCAGAACGCCAGGGGCGGGTGTACACGATGCTGTTTGCGAACGTGTGCATCGAGACGCGTGGGTTCGGTGGGGGGCGTCAGTGGCGCCTGCGGTCCTACACCGCGCGACTGATCGACGAGCGGCGCGTCACGCCAGAGGCACCGTGGGCCCATTGCCCACACCCGAGAACGCAGTACCCGGATGGCGAGCGGCCCGTACTGATCTTCAGCAATGGTGCGTCAGGAAGGGGTGCAAGCGACATATCAGCACGCGGATATGTGGATTACCTACCTTCCTTAGTTGAACTCGCTGGCGCGCTCTCCTTGGGTTGAGGTGCCTTCTGCTCGGGCCGACTCAGGATCTCGCGGACCTCGTCGGCGAACAGGCGCGCGAGCTCATCGAGTAGATCCTGCCGCGGGGGCTTGTCGGCCATAGCGCCAGTCTGCGGCGTGGCGGCGTCTAACTAAAAGGCTGAAGATGGGTCCAATGTTGCGGGGTTACGTCTCGGCGTCCCCTGGAAACTCGTACTTTGGCAGCGTGTGGTCCAGATATTCGCGTATGAGTTCAGGGTGATCGTTGAGCAGTAGCACGGTGTCGACCAGCTCGCCGACGCCGCGGCCCTTGACCGCGCGGAAGGCCTCCGCCAGCACCGGCGGAGGAACACGCTTCATCTCGTAGAAGAGATCCGGCTGCACGTTGAACAGGTCAGCTTCGGAGACGTACGGCGCCCCAATCGGGTGGGCAACCACGTAGAAGCGATCGGTGTGCGCACCGGTGTAGCGGACCTGCATGTTGACCATCTGGCAGTGCCCCTCGGCGACGTCGACCCACTCCTGCTCCACGCAGGCGACCTTGTACGCCGGGTCCTGCTTGAGGCGGCGCATGCAGTCGACGGTCCCCTCGTCCATGGTCACCCCGTGCCGCAGCAGCTCGATCGACGGTTGACCGACGATGTCCTCGACGGGTTGGCCGAGTGCCCTGGCGACCGATTGGCGCGCATAGGTCAGATCGAAGGGTGGCTGGCCGAAGATGACCCACACCAGGTCGTTTTCGTCTTCTGGCAGCAGCGGCCAGGGCAGGTTGTAGTGCTCGGCGTAGTTGTAGAGGGTCTGTTTGGACATGCCGAAGCCGGCGTCGTCGAAGCCCTGAATGAATCCCGCGCGCGACGGATGCGGGATGTGCAGAGCGCGCCGCCGCGTGTCGTAGCGCTCGTATCGGGACAAAAGTTCTTCGATGGTTAGAGAGGGTCTGCCCGTCACTCAACCAATACCCCCAAGCTCGAGCGCCCAAAGCTCTGGCGCGCGGAACTAGCTGTCAGGGCCGGTCGGAGAGCGACGCGGCCTCGTCTCCTAACCCTGCCTGATGCCTGCGTCTAATGAAAAGCCCAAGAAAGGGTCACGTTACGGTCTAAGGAAGGCACTGTAAAGTAAGGACGCAACCTTGCGCGAGTGGGACGCCGGCAGGACGCTAGTGGGACTCGGGAGGGACGCGTTGCAGGCGGGCTGGAGAGACCCGCAGGGCAGCTGCGAGGCGGCGGACGCTGCTGATGCGAATTTCTTGCAGCGCTTCGGCGCGCATGACAGTTTTGCGACCGACCCGCGCGCGCGTGGCGAGTTCTTCCTGGGTCAGTGCGCGCTCCAGGCGGATCGCTCGTAAGCCGGGGACGAGCACCGCTGTCATGCTGACGGGGCGTCGCGGTGTCAGTACAGGTGCGTTAGTGTCCGTCTCAAGTGGCACTAATGTGTCGCTCATCGTATCACGCCCTTGAGAGGCAAGAGCCAGGCCAGCCCAAGATTGGACCCATCCTTACACTTTTTGTTGGACGCTCGTCCGTCGCAGACTGGCGGGCATGAGCGAGGCCGAGCCGCAACAGCAACTTGAAGCCAAACTAATCTATGCGGACCGCCGCGTGTGGAAGGCGATCGAGCGCATCGCGGCGGGTGAACGGCGATCCTGGCGCCAGCAGGCAACGATCCTGCTCGAGCGCGCGATTGCCGATCGACGCGAGACGGTGGCCGAGATCGCCTGATGACCGACGTCGAGGCCTCGCGCGGGCGCTACTTCGCCTGGCTGGCGGCTCATCCGCGCGAGTCGGAGGACGCCAGCGCTGTCTGGGCCGCGGCCTGGAACGCCGGCTCGTGGCATGCCATCCGCGCCAACGCCCATCTCGGGCTGAACCTGACCCAGATCGTGCAGCGCCTGGAGGAGCTGGCCGCCCTGTACACCGACCATGAGGTCGAACGGGAGATAGACGGAGCCAGCGCGTACTGGAAGAGCGAGGTGGACGCATGACTCAGGCGATCGAGACGTGCCGCTACTGCGGCCGCCAGGGTGGTGACGAGTTCAGCTTCGGCCCCGACGATCCTGCGCCTGGCGTGTGTCCAACCTGCCTCGATGCGCGCATGTCCGCGCTGATGCTCGGTGCGGCACGACGAGCCGCGTCCGGGATGGGACAGGAGGCCCTCAAGACGTGGCTGCATGGCGAGATGGTCGAGCTGGGGCTCACGCCGGCGTGGGCGAAGCGCTTCACGCTGGCCGACGTGGCGGCCTTCGCCGCGGCGCAGGAAAGGACGCATCGCTGATGCCTGAGTGGGCGTGGCTCCTGGTGCTGTGGGTGGTCGCGAGCGTGTGCTTCGCGCTCGGCATCGCCAGGTGGTTCAGGTACCTCCGATGAGCGCCGTCAGCGATGAGCGCCACTTCATGTGGCTGGCGCAGATGGTGTGTCGTGTGTTCGCCCATCGCTGGGACAGCCGCGGCGACCTGTTGCGCCAGTGCCAGCGCTGCAAGCTCTGGAGGCCACGATGACCGCCGACGGCGCGCACCTGGGCGTCAGCGCTGAGCGCGCGCTCAAAACCATCCTGGGCGGCGAGCCGGAGCCGACCGAAGACGTGAGCGAGCAGGCGCCCCTCAAGGTGGGTGACCGGGTGTACGTCAATGACCCCGGATTGGCGCAGTTAAGGGAGATCCTGCGCCGCGCCACTGGCACCGAACCGCCGCCCAACCACCACGGCATCGTCGACGCTTTCTGGGATGACGATGAGAGGACCGTGTTGATCACGTTTGACTTGGATGGTGTGGTCGGCGCTGGCAGCAGCGCACCGTACCCGATCGACGACGTGTTCCCTCTGCTTGAGGAGACTTCGCGGTCATGAACCTCGCCATCCGTGGTCTGACGTACCCGAAGGCGCGCCAGATGGCGGTGCGCATCGTGCCCGCGAAGACACTCACGCGTGCCCAGATCCTGCTCGTCGAGTCGATCGTCGGCGAGGACGAGTGGACGCGCTGGGTGAAGTCGCGCGCCAAGCTCTGGGGTTGGAACGGCGTCCACCTGCGCGACAGCGAGGGCGTCATGGAGAGCGTGCACCTCACGCGGTTGGACGGTTTCTCGGAAGCGCTCGGCCAGCCCGACTGGCGCTTCTGGTCCGAGGAATTTGGCGAGGCGTTCGACGCCGAGCTCAAGGGCAAGTTCGGCACGCTGAGCAAGTTTCAGAAGCGCACGATTCCGTCGATGCGCCGCGGCGGGATTCAGGTGTTCACCTGGTGGCCGAAAGACTGGCGCCAGGTCGAGCACGTCTTTCGACATGGATTGGAGGGACTGGGCTAGTGCGCGTCACCCGCATCAGCATTGCGCTCGAGCAACGCCTCGGCGACAACGACTACGGCTCCGAGCGCGCCGAGGTGGAGTACACGGCAGAGCTGGGCGCCGAGGACGATGCGCTCGACTGCACGCAGAAACTGCTCTGGCAGGCGCGCGTGCAGCTCTTCCACGAACTGAGCAACTCGCGCACGCTGGCCATTCGCCGCAAAGCGAACCCGCCGGCGCGGCAGTGCGCGGAGTGCAAGCAGCCGCTCGGGGACGAAGACGACTATCGCCACCCGGCCTGCGAGGAGGCGATGCTCGAGCGGCGCAAGCGTGCGGAAGACGAGCGCCGCGCCAAGTATGAGGAAGAGCGCAAGGAGCGCGAGGCGGAGTACCAGCGCCAGCGTGAGCTCGCGGGCGTTGGCGCCTCGACCGATGACAACGCCGACGATGAGCCCGACGACGACGAGGATCTGCCGCTGTGACGTGGACGAAGCTGCAACAGCAGGCCATGGCGGCGCCCTCCGCTCGGGCCCACCAGGTGCAGGGCGAGCACTTCCAGGATTACGTCAGTCCGACGAATGAGGACGCCAGGCTCGGCCTGACGGTCAACCGTTGAAACGACGCCTTTGGCGGCGAGCCGGTCTGGCTCGCATCCGTCTCGCTGCGCAATCGCCGCGGCGAGGTGATCTCGTCCAACGTGTGGACCCCGCGGCAGATGCGGCACGCGAGGCGGTTGCTCGACCAGGTCCTCGAAGGCGCTGGCAACCCGAGTCGCGAGCGGGTCTTTCGGATGTGCATCACGCTGTGCATGCACCGCGCGGTGCGCGACGACGAGCTCGCCCAGATCCCCGATTGGTGGCATCAGGCGGATGCGGTCGACATCGCCGGCGGGCCGCTCGAGGTCCTCGAGTCGTGCGGCGTGCCCGACATTCCGAGCGCGATGCCCTGCTACTCGCCGGGGCGTCGGACATTCGACCGCAATCGTCCCGATCTGTGGATCCCCGTCGACTGTGGCGTGTGCCCGCCATGTATGGCGCGCAAGGCCGTGCGGACGCGGGGACCACTGACCGCCAACGTCGAGTTCGACGACCAGCGCCCGCTGTCGGTGATCTGATGCGGCTCAAACATGTGCTGTTCGACGGCAAGCCCGAGGTGATCTGCCACGTGTGCCCGGAGCACAAGTCGATCGCCGACTCGCTCCCATGCGATGACGATAAGGGTGCCGACGGGGAGTGCGCTCACGTGCAGTACCGCCCGTGTGACTGTGCTGACCCGGAGCCATGCGTCGCGTGCCCGCTCGAGGGTGCCGTCTCAGTCGAGGTTGCGGTCTGATGGCGCGCGCCATGATGTTCGTGGGCGGCCTGGCGTGCGGCTTCCTACTGGCGACCGCGGTGATCGCCAGTCATGCCGACGACGTCAACGCCGAGGTGCTCGCCGCCGCGACGGCAGCGCACAAAGATCCCGTAGCGTTGGCCGGGGCGGTGGCCAGCACTGGCGTCGACCCCTGGACCTACCTCCAGACGACGCCCGGCGAGTTGGATCCACCGCCAGCACACGCAAACTTCCCTGGCCAGTCATATACCAGCCAGTCAAGTCCCCGCGTGGACTGCATCATCCACTACGAAAGCCGCGGCGATGCGCGTGCTGTGAATCCGCGGTCCGGCGCGGCGGGGTTGGGCCAATTCTTGGCCTCTACCTGGAGGTCCACACCCCAGGGCCGCGCCGGACTGTCGGTGTTCGATCCGTCGGCCAATCGCGCCGCCGTCGGCTGGATGCTGTCGGCCGGGCGCGCCCGCGAGTTCGCTGTCGTCGCGGCAGGGCTCTGCTGATGCGCTACTGGCTGGACACCGAGTTTATCGAATCCGGGCCCGATCGTCCGATTGAGTTGCTGAGCATCGGCATCGTGGCCGAGGACGGCCGCGAGTTCTACGCCGAGAACGCTAGCGCCGACCTTTCGAAGGCCAACGATTGGGTGCGCGAGCACGTCATCCGGCAGTTGATTTGCGTCGGCCATGTCAACCACCGCGTCGAGCTGCCGAGCTGCCCGGCCGCCTTTCGAAGTGCGATTGCTCTGGCAGTCCAGTTGTTCTGCGACCGCGAGATGCACGGCAAGCCCGAGTTCTGGGGCTACTACGCCGACTACGACTGGGTGGTGCTGTGCCAGCTATTCGGCTCCATGGTCGACCTGCCGAAGGGCTGGCCGATGTACTGCCGCGACATCAAGCAATGGGCTGACGATCTCGGCAATCCGCCGCTGCCCGAACTAGGCAAAGGCGAGCACCACGCGCTCGCCGACGCGAAGTGGAACCGCCAGGCGTGGGAGTTCCTGGCTCACTACAAATTGGTGCTCGACGGAGGTTTCACCACATGACACGAGCTCTTGAACAACGCCGACCGCTGGATAAAACCTCGGGCATGCGTCAGTTTGGCGACCTGCCGCCGGCCACCTCGAGCATGGATCTCAACCGTGCGCTGGAGCTGGCGGGCATCGACGAGCCGGAGCTGGTGCTGCTGGCCTCAACCACCTTCAAAGAGTGCTCGTCGATGGAGGAGCTCATCACGCTCATCGCCACGGTGCGTCGCCGTGGGCTCGACCCGCTCCTCAAACAGGTCTATTACGAGCGTTTTGGGGGCGAGAGCAGCGGTCCGTCGCTGCATATCGGGATTGACGGACTGCGCACCATCGCGGTCAAGACCGGGCGGTATGTCGGCGCGGGTGAGCCACGCTTCTCCGACGTCTATGACATGCGCGTCGACGATCGCGGTGCGACCAAGCCCGTGCCAGCGAAATGCGTCGTCACGGTGTTTGCCAACAATGGCTCGCGCGTTGGCGCATTCGAGGGCGTCGCGTTCATGGATGAGTGCTATCCGGGTGTCGGACCACGCGGTCGAATGTGGCGCGCGCGACCGCGCAGCATGCTGGCGATTGCCGCTGAACGCCAGGCGTTGCGGCGCGCGTTCCCGTCCGAGACGGGCGGGCTCGCGGATGTCGACGAGGGCGAGCAACCGACGGGCCCAGTCGTGGTCGAACGTCCGTCAGAACGCGAGACAGCGGCCCGAGCTGATGACTACACCCGGATGCTCGGCGAGAGCGTCTACGCGGTGGACACGCGCACTGGCGAAGTCGTGCAGGACCCCCGTGCCGCGGCGATCGTCGAGCAGGCGCACGCCGCGGCCCAGGCGCGAGACGAGACGGTCGCGCAGCTCAACCGCGCGCAATTGCGGGAGCGCTGGGGACTGCTGACGGGGAAGGCGCGCGACCTGGGCGTCGAGTACGAGCCCATCAGTCAGTCGGTGAGTGATGCTGACGCCCTCGCCGCGGTCGAGGACCTCGAGCGGCGTGTGCGCGATGCAGAGGCCGGAATCGTGAAGGAAGGGGTGATCTGATGCCGTTGTTCGAAGTCGCGATCCTGCAGAACCCGACGAAGAAGGCCGCGGAGGATGGCATCGGCCAGGAGCTGATCTTCGGTCCGAAGGCCGTGATCGCCCGCGACGCCCATTCCGCCGCGATCAGTGCGGTGTTGGACTCCAACGGCGAATTGAAGGAGGTCGACCGCTCGCGGCTCGAGGTCCTCGTGCGCCCTTTCGCGTGAGCGCGCCCGTGGATGAGCTTGTCAAACCATCGCCGGTGCCCGATCTGGTGCCCGCGTTCCAGCAACTGCTGGAGACTAGCGGGCTGCCACGGCAGGGCAACGCGAACGCATATTGGCAGCACAACCTCGGCATGACGACGCAGGTCCTGCCGACGGTGGCCGGCGCGCAATCCTTCAATGCGCAGCAGCTCACCCAGACGCTGCCCGACTCCTACCTGAGCACGTACCGTCAATGAGCCGATGGTGGCTGGTCGAGCTGCACGAGGACCTGGAGCATCTGCCGTTGACGGCGACGACCGCGCCGACGGACCGCTTCGGCGTGTGGAACGGCGTGCGCAGCGTCAATGGCGTCAAGCAACTCACCGACATGGAGGTGGTCAGCTTCGAGACGCTCGAGGAGCTCATGCGCGACAGCGACCCGGAACTGATCCGTTTGTGGAGAAAACAGAGGGCCGAGCGTGCCAAAGCCGCCAGCACTTGAGGGCGAGACCGAGCGAGAGTACGCGTGGCGGATCTATCCGAACGACGCCCACCAGATCCTGCTGGCCAGCTCGGCGCCGACCCGGCGCTGCGCTCAGACGGGCTGTGGGGCGCCAATCTGGTGGGGCTTCACCCGCGCCAACAATCGACGCTGTCCCTTCGACATCAAGCCTGACGGCACGCGCACGGCGACGTCTCACTGGAGAACCTGTCGGGATCGCCTAGAAAGGAATCGATAGCGATGCAATTTAAGGCTCGGCTCGCCGCTGTACGCGGCACGCCGTCACGCGCGGACGATGTGCGCACGGTGGTCCGCCTCAATCTGGAGGCACACGACATTCCCAGCGACTGGCTGTTCTCCCAGCTGGGCGAGGACCTGGTCGTCAATCTGGCGGAGGGCACGGTGTCGATGGGCCCGCTTTTCGAAGCGGAGGACGAGGAGGTGGAGGACCGTTCCAACGGTCACATGGATGAGGAGGAAGTGGTCGTTCCGTCGAATGGGCGCCGTCGCCACGGCACACGCTCGAGCGAGCAAGTCTAGGGCGAGAACGCAGGTGGCGCGCACACGGAGTATCCGGCCGGGCTTCTTCACGAACGATTCACTCGGTGAGTTGCAGCCCGTGGTCCGGCTGCTCTTCGCCGGACTGTGGACCGTAGCTGATCGCGACGGCCGTCTTCTGGACCGTCCGAAAAAGCTCAAGGCGGAGCTGCTGGCATACGACCACGTGAACGTCGACAAGGCGCTCGACCAGCTGGCGGACCGTGGGTTCATTCAGCGCTACCAATCCGGTGGTGAGCGGTGTATCCAGGTCCAGAACTGGCGCAAGCACCAGCATCCCCACCCGCGCGAAGACGCGTCGGTGATACCCGCACCGGAGGGGTACGAAGCCGGACCTGAGTTAACCCCGGAGCCGGACCCGGAGCCGGACCTAGGTGCTCCCCCGGCCCGTCTCGTAGCTTCGTCTTCTTCGTCTTCTTCGTCTTCTTCGTCTTCTCGTAGCTCGTACCCCCTGCCCCCTATCCTCGGCCCAGCCGAGGCAGGGGGTGACGCGCCCCCCAATGGGGCGCCCGATTTGAGTACGAACGGGACGAAGCCACGAGTGCGAAGTGCCAAAGCCGAGCCACCACGAGAGCCAGCATGCTGCCCAGACTTCGCCAGAACCGGCTCTGAGCACTGGGCGTACTGCCCGAAGGCCAAGGCACCAACCGAAGCCGAAGCATGACGACCACGCTCAGCGCCGACTGGTACCTTGCGGCCCGCGAACGCTGCCACGCCCTGGCCGTCGAGATGGTGCGGCTCGATCACCTCGCCGACGCCTTCGAGGCCGCGGGCCAGTACACCCGCTCCGACCAGGTGCGTTTCGATCGCGGCATGGTGCGCGAAGATCGCTCGAAATTGATGCGCGAAATCTGGCGCCATCGGCGCGTTCTGGCGCCCAGCCGTGTCCATGGCTGACCTGCGGTGGCCGCTGCTGCGTCAGCGAGCGAAAAAGGAGCCGCTTGGCGTCGACCTCAGCGATTCGAGCGACGAGTTCGTCAACGGCTTCCTCGCGGGTCAGGTCAACATGCTCGACTGGCTTGCATCAGGAGAGCGCGATGCCGAGGACGCGGCCGCCGCGCTGCGTGCTCGCGTTGTGGACGAGGAGGCGTGAATGCCGCGCGGTGTGCCTCACTCGCCCGAGCTGCGCGCCCAGGTGGTCGCCGCGATCATTGCCGGGGCGACTGTTGCTCAGGTCGCGCAACGTTTCGGACTCCGCAAGCAGACCGTCTCCGAGTGGCTCCAATCCGAAGAGGTTCGGACGGTTCGGACAACGCGCGAGCGCAGTCCCGAAGTGCTGGAGGCGATGATCTTTGACCTCGTCGCCGAGCACATCACGACGATTCGCGCTCAGCTTCAAGCGACCGCCTCCGCTGCCTACGTTCAGGGGCAATCCGCCGGAGACGTTGCCGCGCTACTGGGGACCGAGCGGGACACGCTCATTCGACTTCTCGCAGGATTCCGCCCCATCGACCCAAGTCCCGACGAACTCCCAGCTGGCTCTGCCGACGCCGCACGCGGCGCAGCAAACGATGATCGGTGAGGCGCGCCGCTTTAATGTCGCCGCCTGCGGCCGCCAGATCGGCAAGACCACGCTCGGCATCGACCGCCTCGCGCGCGCCGCGGCCGAGGGCCAGCCGACCGCCTGGTTCGCGCCGACCTACAAGTATCTCGAGCAGGTCTGGCGCGCGCTGCGCCTCGCGCTCGAGCCGGTGACCAACGGCAAATCCGAGCAGCAGCACGTCCTCGACCTGCGCGGCGGCGGCAGCGTCGACTGCTGGTCGCTCGACGACGAGGACGCCGGCCGCGGGCGGCGCTACGGACTGATCGTCGTCGACGAGGCGGCCATGGTGCGCAACCTGGAGGACGTGTGGCAGGCCAGCCTGCGCCCGACGCTGAGCGTGCTCGAGGGCGGCGCGTGGTTCCTGTCGACGCCCAAGGGCCTGAATTTCTTTCACCGCCTGTATCAGCTCGGCCAGGATGAGCTGGAGCCCGAGTGGCGCTCGTGGCAGATGCCGTCATCCGCATCGCCGTACATCAAGCCCGCTGAGCTCGAGGCGGCGCGGCGCGCCCTGCCGGAGCGGATCTACGCCCAGGAGTTCCTGGCCCAGTTCCTGGAGGTCGAGGGTTCCGGCGTCTTCCGCGGCGTGCAGGCCGTGGCGCGCCTGGAGCCACAGCCGCCGCAGCGCGGCCACACGTACGTCATCGGCTGCGACTGGGCCCGCTCGAACGACTTCACGGTGTTCAGCGTCGTCGACGCCAGCACCTACCAGCAGGTGGCCATGGACCGCTTCACCCAGATTGACTTCGAGTTCCAGACCGAGCGGCTCCATCGCTGGGCGGACCTGTACCAGCCGCGTGTCGTCCTGGCCGAGGCCAACGCCCTGGGCCAACCGCTCGTCGAGCGCTTGCAGCAGGGCTACGGCCGCATGTACGGCGACAACCGCCGCCCGCTGCCGGTGCAGCCGTGGTGGTCGACGAACGCGACCAAGGCCGCGGTGGTGCAGGGCCTGAGCGTGGCAATCGAGAACGGCGACCTGGCGCTGCTGGACGACACGGTGCAGACCGGCGAGCTGCAGTCGTACGAGGTGGAGCGGCTGCCGTCAGGCATGCTCAGGTACGGCGCGCCGTCGGGTCAGCACGACGACACGGTGATCGCGTTGGCACTGGCGTGGGCCGCGGCGAGTACCGAGACCCAGACGACCAGGAGCAGCTATGCGTTTAGCCGGTAGACGGCCACGAGCAGCGTGGGGCCGCATAAAATTACTGGCCGCCGCGCTGCGCCCGCAGCCGGCGGCCTGACACCAAGGAGTATGCCCTCGATGCCCTCTGAGCCTAGCAGCAGCCGGGTTGCGGCGCTCTTTTACGAGCTCTTGATCCGCCTCGGAATCGATCCCCTCACCCCTATGCCAATCCCGAAGAAGAATGGACGGTTGGTCGTGGGTAGGTCGGACGCGACGCCGCAAAAGCTCTGGGAGTTGTTCCGGATCATCGACGTCGTGACGTCAATCAGCGCCAATATCAATCGCGGCAGGCATCGTGTGGGCAAGCCGGCCCTGGACTTCCGCGGCATGGATTTGTCTGCAGGCAGTGGCGTCTATCCCTGCCCGCTTGACCACGGACTCATACAGCTCGTCGTCGGGAGTCCACTTCAGCTGCTGGACGCTGTAGTGCGTTATCGGTTGCCGTACCAGCTCGCCCTGGTCGAGCAGAACCCGGACGTAATCCAACAACTGGAGGGGCACCTCGCAACCGTGGTTCGACAGTTGCACGTCAATCCGCAGCGCATTGACTTGCTGGAAGGTTCGGTCAGTCAGCGCGCGGAGCCCTGGATTGAGGACAACGTCCGCCCGTGGACGCCCGGGTTGATGATTGTGGATTTGAACAGGGTGTTCGACGACCCAGCAATCCGCAGTGTCGCACGGCGCCCCGAACTCAAGATGGTCGACATCGCTTTGCACCTTCCGGGAACTATGAGTAAGTGGCCCTGGCGTCGGGACGCGCAGGCGACGATCCAGGAGATTCGGGCGGGATTCAAGAAGACGACGTGGCAACTCGCACAGTTACGGGGCAACTACCAGTGGACGTGGTTGTACGGCACAAATAACCCGTCCATGCGAGTTCTAAAAGAGCGGGGATTCGTCGCGCTGGACAGTGAGACTGGCATGGAACGGCTGGACAGATTGCAGAGCACGAAGGCCGAAAGGCAACGTCGCCTGCAGCGAGGACTGTTCGATGACTGAACTCGAATTGCGCAACGTATCCGCATTGCGACCCCATCCCAAAAACCAGGCAATCTACGGCGATAAGGCGGATGACGGTCTGATCGCTAGCGTTCGAGCGCACGGTGTGATGGATCCATTAGTCGTCACCCGTGATGGACTGATCGTTTCGGGTCACCGCCGCTGGCATGCGGCCAGACGCGTAGGGCTAGAGCAAGTACCGGTCATCGAATTCTGGAGCGATGACGAGAACGAAATTCTCAGGGCGTTGCTTGAACACAACCGCCAACGGGTCAAAACGGAAGAGCAGACCGTGCGTGAGTACATGGTGTGGCGCGAAGTGGAGAGCTGGTTCGCGCGACAGCGCCAGGCGACCCTAAATAACTCGCTTCCCGCAAATTTGCGGGAAGCGAGGAAGGGCGAAGCGAGTGAGTTCGCCGCGGACAGAGTCGGTCGGAAGTCGCGCACGATGGAGAAGGGTGCCGATGTCGTTCAGGCAATCGACGGACTCGAGGCCCGTGGTGGCGCAGAGATGGCGGAGGACCTGCGCTCCGAACTGAACGGCAAGAGCGTCGACGCCGCCCATCGCATGGCTCAAGCATGGGGACTGCTGACAAAGCCCGAGGCAGCACCCGCGCAGAATGACGCTTACCCGCTGCTGACCCTCTCTGCCTGGCGAGCGATGTCGGCTGCCGAACAGCGCAGTCAATTGGAGCGCCCGCGGTCAACTGACATCAAATTCAATGAGCAGTCGACGACGAAGATCGAGTGGGCGCAGTGGTCGTGGAATCCAGTCACCGGATGCAAACACGATTGCTCGTACTGCTACGCTCGCGACCTTGCGCTCGGTCGTGGACGCATTGCTGCCTATCCACAAGGCTTCGAGCCAACGTTTCTGCCTGAGAGATTGAGTGCGCCGAAAAACACCCGTGTTCCGTCGGAGGCCTCCACGCAGATCGGGTACCGCAATGTGTTCACGTGCAGCATGGCCGACCTCTTTGGACGGTGGGTGCCGCAGGAGTGGATCAATGGGGTACTCGAGGTCGTCCGCGACAACCCTCAGTGGAACTTCTTGTTTCTGACGAAGTTCCCACAACGGCTGGCTGAGTTCGAGTTTCCCGACAACGCCTGGGTGGGCACGACCGTGGACGCGCAGGCCCGCGTCAAGTTGGCAGAGGACGCTTTCGCCAAGGTCAAAGCGAGCGTACGGTGGCTGAGTATTGAGCCCCTGCTCGAGCCCCTCCAGTTCGAGCACCTGGAGCACTTTGACTGGTTGGCAATTGGTGGTGCGTCAGCTTCGAGCGAAACGCCTGCGTGGCATCCACCACTGTCGTGGGTCGCCGATCTCGAACATCAGGCCCAGCTGGTGGGAGCGAGGGTCTACCACAAGAGCAACTTGTATGAGCCCAAACGTGAATACCCCGGCTCTCCAGATCACCAACCGCTGCACGTCGCCGACGTGTTCCACATGCGCTATCTGCAGCGCGACGTGCTTGAGCCGCGGAAGTACGCTGCCGAAATGAAATAGCCCCGCGGCCGGCGTGAAACATTCGGCGTGAAACATCGCGTTACACTTCGGCCCCAGAGTCGTGGCTGATCGTCCGCCCAGCGCGTCGTACCTCTCCGAACTCCAGACGGAGATGTATGACCGCTACCGTCGCGACGATGTCCAGATCGACACCATGCGCGCCCAGCGCGAGATGCGCATCCCGGCCATGATGGGCGCCGACGAGAAGTACACCCTCGTCAACGTCGACCCTCGCGACCCGGACGTGAGCGAGGAAGCCTTCCAGCAGACGGCGATGCTCACCCTCGAGCGGCCCAAGCTGCACCTGGACGGCGGTGAAAGCGACACGGCGCAGACGGCGGCCTCCCAGCGCGAGCACTGGACCGAAGAGACGCTCTGGTCCTGCGGCTCGAGGACGCCTGGCGCGGACACGATGACCTTTGTGACCGACGCGGCGCTCAACGACGGCGGCGCGTGGGCCAAGATCCTGTTCCTGCCCGACGCCTGGGACAAGCGCTACGCCTACCCGGTGCCCAACCCAGGCGAAAGTGCCGAGGCGTGGGCCCACTACGACAAGGCCACCGAGGACGTAAAGAAGGCGTGCGGCCCGCCGTTCGCCTGGGAGTTCTGCGACGCCCGCGCGGTGTACCCCGACTACATGGGCGGCAGGATCGCCGAGGTGCTCGAGGTCACCGACCGCCCGGTGCGCACCACGTTCCGCCGCTACCGCCTCAGCGTCGACGGCGACGGCAACATCGTGCCCGAGGAGATGGGTCAGTCGCAGGCCAGCAATGCGTACGGCGCCTCTGGTCGGCCGATCCTGCCGACCAGCGTCACCATGATCGAGCACTGGGACGAGACCTGGGCGTCGTGGGCGGTGACCGGCACCAACTACAAGTCCGAGCCGACCGGCGCGATCGTGAAGCAGTTCAAGCACAACTACGGCTTCATCCCCTACGACTTCGCACCGGGGTTGTGGATGAACCACTGGCGCAACCGCAAGGTGGGCTGGGGCGTCTCGCAGACGAAGCTCTGGCTGGTGCAGTACCGCCAGTACCTCAGGGCGATGCACGCCCAGTACGTCGCGCGCGACCTGCTGTCGCCGCTGGTGACGTACGGCGACTCGACCGCGGCGCCGGTCATTGGCGACGACGGCAAGCCGCGGGATCGCGATCCTGGCCCGCTGCCCGGCGAGGTGATCAACCTGGGCCCTGGTCGCCAGCTCGCGCGCATCCAGTACCCCGACGCGGCCACGCTCGAAAAGCACATGCAGCTGATCGACAACGCCATCCGCGAGCTCGAGTCGCCGCGCGTGACCACGCTCAGCGGCATGGAGGGTGCCGGCTTCGCCATCAGCCAGGTGCTGAGCTACTCGCGGACCCGCGTCGGACCCATCGTCAACAACATCCAGGCGCTGCTCGAGCGCCAGTCGGAAAAACTCTGGGACCTGGCGCAGAACAAGGTCAAAGAGAAGATCTGGGTCGGCTACACCGGCTCGGACTCCAGGAGCGGCAGCGGCTACATCGGCCTGGGTCCGGACGACTTCGCGCGCCCGGTCAAGGTGCGCTGGGAGGTGCAGCAGGAGCTGCCGACCGACGACCTGATCAAGGCCCGCTACGCACATGAGCGGCTGCAGGCCGGCACGTGGGGTAGCGACGAGGCGATCGAGTACCTCGGCAACAATCCGGACGAAATCCGCCGCAGCAAGGCGCGCGACCGCATCCGCCAGAGCGATGAGTACCAGAAGTGGCTCGACCAGCAGGTGTTCCAGTTTGCAGGACGAGGAGACATCCTGGGCGCTGCATCACAGGCCCAGGCGCTGGCTGCCAAGGGCACCCTACCCGGACAACCAGGCGCGGGGCCGAACGGCATGCAGACCCCGGCTCCGGGTGTCTTCGAGGGCGGCGCGGCAGGTGCAGGAGGGGTCCCGGACCTCGCCGCACTCGCCACCGCGCCGAACGGCGCCGGCGCGTTGCCACCGCCGGGGCAGCAGGTCATGATGGGCTCAGCCGCGAATATCGGCGCCCCAGGCGCAGGAGGT